TTTAGCGACTCAACGGTATGCGCGAGAAAGCACTGGCCGGGATATATGATCAGCCCTTTATCGGGCACGGTCACAGCGTCAAGCGTGATGCTTTCTTTCGCGCCCAGATCAGCAACAAAGCCCAGGCTATCCGGCGCTATCTCCATTAACACTTGATTGCCAATTCGCACGTCGATAGAGGCGCCGTTTACGTTTTCCGGCAGCGCGTCAATAACGCCACGCTCGATTAGCTTAATCAGCTTTGGCCCTTCGATTACACTCACTCGTTACTCTCCACAAAAAGGCCGCTCAATGGCGGCCAGCGGCATTACTCAGTCTTAAAATGGGATCTCATCATTGAGGTTATCAAAGCCACCCGGGTCAGGTGCGCGACCCTGGGGCTGGCTTTGCTGCTGTGCGTACTGCGCCTGTGCCTGCTGGTAGTTCTGCTGCTGCGGTTGTTGCTGCGGCTGCTGTTGCGGCTGCTGCTGAGAGAAATTCTGCTCGGGGGCCGGCTGCTGACGTTGTAGCTTCGCCTCTTCCGCACGCTGCTTCGCGACGCGGTAACGCTCCTGATCGATCGAGATCCGGCTGAGCTCTTGCTGCGCCTCGAACATCTTGTCGGTGTCGCCAGACTCGTAGGCGTCGCGATAAGCCTGTTTCGCCCGGTCGGCTTGCGCTTCAAGCCGTGTGCCGTACTCATTGATGTAGCCCTGATCGAGGCCTTGCAGGCGTTTCTGCAGCTCATCGTTCTGCTGCTTCACCTGCTCGGCGAACCGGATGGCTTCCTGCTGGTCGCGTTCAGCCTGCCGGTACTTGGCCGTCAGCTCCTTGATGCGCTTCTGCACGCCCTTGGAGTAATCGTCGAGCTCGGAATCTCCGCCCTCGGAGGGCTCTTCCTCCGCCTGCTTAGGCTCCGGCTCTTCCTGCTTCGTCTCGGTAGACTCGCCGCCCTCTTCGCTTTCCGGCAGCTCGACCTCTACTTCTTCCTCGGGGGTCTGATTCTCTTCAGACATGGTGGATATCCTCCGGGTCTGCGATGGTCGCAATGACTTCATCGTCGTTCAGGATGCGGACTTCGCCGCCGTCGATCTTGAACCGGGAGCCGGCATAGCGACCGATGCAAACCCAATCGCCCTCCTTGCACCACGGCTCTTCCCCCGACCCGAACTTGTCGGGGTCCTTGTAGGCCAGCGGGCCTACTCGGAGTACATATGCCACGACCGTAGCCAGCGCCTCGCGCTCCCGAATCTCGTCCGGGATATGCAGTCCGCCGCGCGTCTTGGCCGAACCTTGGTACGGCATAACAAGAATCCGCCACCCTGTGGGTTGCGGAAGACGCTCTAGCAGAGGCTTTTCGAGGAGGCTGGGGTCGAGGACGCGTTCGTCTTTGCTGACGTAGGCGGGGTTGAGACCAGTGTCGCCGTCCGGTTTGGGCGCGAACTGCTCTTTCACCTCATCCGGAATCGAGAATGTCTTGGACATCGTCGTCGCTCTTCTCCAGCAGGGCCTTGATTTCAGACCTAGCGTAAGCGATGCCCTGAATCTCGCCTACGGTCTGCTTGTACTGCTCGAAGTCGCGAGCACCACCGTGAGCGAGGTTTTGGGAAAGCAGATCCTCTCGCTCTCCCAACACCTTATACAGGTGTCGAGCAAAGTCGACAACATCTACGGTCATAAGTTGTGTCCCAAATCAGTAGGTGCCGCTGAATTTGGTGCCTTGGGTCTTCCCCTTGCCCTTGCCGACGTGCATCTGGTCGCCCTTTTCAGCCTTGGGCGACACGTCCTTCGGGCGGGCCTTGGGCCGCGGCGATTTCTTCGGGGCGTAAGATTTCTTGTCTTTCATAACGGGCTCCTTAGCCAGCAAGCGAGTTGACGACAGCCAGCAGGACCATGAGCCCACCAGCGACGATGACGACCTTCAGCCCCTTGGGCTGCTTGTCAAACCACTCTTTCATCTCATCCTCCAGAGTTTCTCATGTTAGCCATCCGCAGGGAAGCTGCGATGCGCTCTCGGTTCACGTCGTTCCGTTCCTCGGCCACTTCTTCCTGCAGCTCAAGGCGGGCAGCGTCGGTGGTGGCCTGTTGCTGGAGCTTGTCGCGATCGAGGGCCTGCTGTTGCTGGTCCATGTATGCGTCAAACTTCTGCTTCTCTTCCTTCAGATCCAGCTCGCGCTGGCGGATGCCAACCAGCGGATCGTCGTCCCCGAGCGGCGCCGCCAGCTGCTGCATCACGGCGATGGACAGCTCCTGCTGCACCTGCGCGACGCGCGCCTCGATCTGCTCCGGGGTGTATTGCTCAATGCTTTGAGCCAGCTCCTGCATACGCTGCTGCGCGATCATTGGATCGATCGCCCCGGACTGAGCCAGCATCTGAAGCTGCTGCATGTCCTGTTGTGGCCGGGCTTCCTGAAGCTCACGCAGCTCGGCATCCACGCGCTCGCGCGCGAGCAGGGCGACGTGCTGCATGCAATGAGCGTGGATCGCGGCCAGAACCGGCGGCGTCTGCCGAATAAGCGGCGACTGGACCAGTGAGATGTGCGCCTGCAGGTGCGCTTCATGGTCCTGCGGCGGGAAGGCCTGTGCCTGCTGGCCGGCAATGAGCTCGGAATTCTCGATCGCCGGGTCCTTGGGCTGTGGCTTCGGCGGCGGCGGCAGAACCTCATCGATGTTCTGGACCTCCAGCGCCTGATACATGCGCTTGTAGGCCTCGTGGAGATTATGCATCTCCGGTGCAGCCTGCGCCAACTGCAGCTGGTTTTGCGCCAGTGCGATCCGTTGAGCCATCGAGAAGATGTTGGGATCCGAAACCGGCACCACGTCCACGCGTCCGTCGAAGTCCTGCGCCTTGATCTGGGCCGGTGCGCCGTGGACATCGTAGGGATACATCGGTGGCAGGCTCTCGGCGAAGACGCTGGCCAGCAGCCGGAATTCCTTCTTCTGCGCGTAGTGCAGCCGCTTGTGGATAGCCGACATGACCCGCGTGCCGCGTTCCAGCAGGGCCACGGTCGTGCCAACCGGCGCCTCGTTGTTGACCTCGCCAGTCTTCTGGTCGGCAATCGACACGAAACGACGACCGGCGTCAACCAGAGCGCCGAGGAGCGTGGCCAGAGTAGCTGACGGCTCTTTGTAGGGCAGCGGGATGATCGACTCGCGCAGGTTGCCCCCGGGCGCGTCGACGTCCCGGAACTCGCCCGGGCGGATCGGATCGTCGTTGTCGCGAACGCGAATGCCCTTGGCCTTCAGACCGCCGGGCAGGTTGGCGAAGGTGCCGGCGTCGACAAGCTGGCGGAGCAGCGCGGTGACCGCCCGGCCCAGCGACCCGATCATGTGGATCAGGCCGAAGCCGTAGAAGCCGAGCCCCGGCATGAACTTGTAGTGGACGAAATACTCGCGCTTCCGGCGGAGCGGATCCTCTTCCTTCCAGTTACGGCGGATCGCGAGGATCGTGTTGGTATCGTAGTCGATCGTGACGATGTAGGGCAGCTTGATCCCGGTCGGCTGGCCCGTTTCCGGGTCCATGTCCTCGAAGCCGTCCAAATCCAGCTCGACGTGGACCTCCAGAAGTAGCCGGTCGTCCGACGACATGCTGGGCTCGGTGCCCTGAAGCTCGTCGACCTTGTCCGAGACCTTGGACGGGTCATCGTCGCCCGGTTTGCCTCCTGCCGACAGCTCCACCATGCGGTAGACGCCGGCGACCTGCAGCTTCCGCACGTCGTTCTCGGGCATCACCACGCGGTGCGTGTACCTCGGGCAGCTGGCCAGATCGGTGGCGCCGTAGGGCACGACCAAATCCTGACCGGGAATGAATTCCGACTTGGCGCGGCCCGACTGGACCTCGTAGTAGACCTTCTTGAACGTCGACCCGGACAGCGGAAGATAGAAGAGCAGCTGATCCATGCCCGGATCGTAATCCTCCATCACGTCCGTGATCTGGTGGTTCATGAAGTTCTTGACGCGTTGGGCCTGCTCTTCCTTCTCGTCGGACTTTGCACCGAGGATCTTGGTGTTGACCGGGCCCCCGGCGGGCAGGAGTTCCTTGTAGGCCTGCGCTTGGAACTGGACGACTGCCTCGGCAATGAGCGGGTGCGTGACGCCGGATGCGCCTTCGAACGGCTCGGTCCGTTCCTCGTATTCGATGCCCAGCAGATCGAGGCCGTTGGTGTAGGTTTCTTCCCACCCGGACCTCGATTCTTTGTCTTCCTTGTAGAGCCCAATCAGCTCGGACGAGAGCTCGGCGAGCGCCGGTTCCGGCAAGACTTCGGCAAGGTTGGCGTTGTGCTCGTAAGGCTCGGTCAGCTCGACTTCAGCGCCGGCGGGCATCATCTCGATGCTGCCGTCCTCGTTCTCAACCATCTCGACGCCGTCAGGGCCAAAATCGAACGGCTGCTCAGACGGCACCTCGATGTCGAGGAGCTCCTCTTCGGGACCGCCTTGCATCCCACCGGGTGCTACAAGAGGGGGCAGGGCCATTAGTAGTACTCCCGTCTCCGTTTATACTGGGAGAGTTCGTCTTCCTCATCCTCCCCCTTGAGGTATACAAAACCGCCTTGGCGGAACCGCATCAATGCCAGCGTCATACTATCACAGAAGTCGTCATGGTCACCAGCCGGGAAGGACGACACCTCCTCGATCACCTCGTCGGCGAATTTCTTCGACAGCGGCGCCCATACCGTACCGGCCTCGAACAGCGGCGCACAGGTGTGCATCCGGGTGTACTTATCCTTACCCTTGCCCGGTGAGAAAGTCACGACCGGGATGTTGCTTCGTCGCATTTCGTCCGCAAGCGGTTGGCCGGAGGCCTTGGCCTCGATGATGACCATGTCCGGATCCCAGTAGTCGTGCTCGTCCATCGCGACCTGCTTGAGCTCCGGGAAGTCCCATCGCCCCCGCTGCGCGTCCAGCAGGATGATGTTGTCCGGTCCGCCCTCTTCGGGGGTGAAGATGCCCCACGTGGTTATGGCCGAGTAGTCCGCCGTTTCCTGCTTCGAGAACGCCGTGTCGTAGGCCTGAATGATGTAGCGGAGGTTCGGGATCTCTTCCTTGTCCCAGTCGCGCCACCATTCGCGCTTAATGATGGCCGATTCAGACGACGTCGGGTTCTGCTGCCACTGAGCCGCCCACTTGCCGACCGGCAGCGAGGCCTTGATCTGTTCGAGGTTCTGGATATTCCAGAATTCAGGCCACAGAGGGTCGCCAGATGGCATAATGGCAGGGAATTCAACCACTTCCCACTGGTCGGCCATGGGGTCGGAACTTTGCGCCTGCAGCAAGCGGCCCGTCAGATCCTTCTTGCCCCAGCGAGTCTGAACGAGGATGATGGCCCCTCCGGGCTGCAAACGCTGCCGCGGGCCGGAGGTATACCATTCGTAGGCGTTGTCGAAGGCGGTTTCGGACAGGGCGTCCTGTTCCGAGTTGTGGGTAACCACGTACCCGCGCCCCGCGAGAAACAGTCCATCCGGGCGATCAACGGTGATACATTGCACGGAGCCTTTAGCGTTTGTCGGCTCCACCGTGATGCTGCGGGAGCGTTTGTCTACCGGGGTGCGGGTGAACATGCGTTTGCGTGGCATACGCGCGGCATCTTCAAGGCGAAACATGACCCGGTGGTTAGGCTGCGCGGTCTTATACCGCCCCCTCGTGTCGTGATACGTGCGCCGGGTAGCCTTCACTCCAAGGGAGTGCAGCAGCTCGACAACTGCGTCCACAAGGTTGAGGTTGCAGTTATAGAACCCGCACTGACCCGTGTTTATGACGCTTCCGTCCGTATCCATTAGGCCTTGGAGCAACGCCATGCGCTGCTCGACACTCGCCGTCAGGTATGCTTCGGGGACGTGCTTGTTGTTTAGGACACCAAGGTCCCTGAGTTGGGTGTGTAAACCATAGACAGTGAACGTGTTGCCGTCAGTTGTCAGGCCCCCGACCTCGTAGCCCGCTGCTTGAAATTGCTCCATCATGTAAGGCTGATCGTCGGGGTGAGCGGTGATCCGCCCAGACGAAGAGGTTCCATCGCCAAGCCACGCGCCCAAAACCCAT